AAGGCCAACTGCGTCTTTGCGATGCGGGAAGGCATCCACCAGTGCAAGCGGAACGACACGAAGGAGGCGCAAATCGACCTCGTCGTTCTCGACCGCTCGCTTTACATCCAGTTCCTCAACTCCTACCGGGGTGAGGAGCGGATTCAGGTCACCAAGGAGAACGGCCTCAAGGCGCTGGGCTTCAGCGATGTCGTGACCCTCGACGGCGTCGAGGTGACGAGCGAGTACGCCGTGCCCCCCGGTCGCGGCTACGGCCTCTCGGTCGGCAACATCGAGATGCGGTGTCTTGAAAATCAACTCATGGTCGCGGAAGGGCCGTTCTTCGCGGAAGAGACGCAAAGTTACAGGTACGCCTGCTCAACTTTGGGCAACTTCCGCTTCCGCTCGCCTCGCAACTTCTTTACCCTCGCCCCCATCACCGCTGCTTCCTGATAAGGAGTACCGCCAGCATGTCGAGCATTTTCAGTGATCCCTTCTTCCGCCGTGGCAGCACCCTGCTGGGCGGCGAGGCCATCGAGGTAGACGGCGCGGGCAACCCCGTCGCTGGCAACGAGGTGGTCGGTCAGGTCAAGGCGTTTCAGGATGTGAATCCTGCTGGCGCTGGCGAGCGGTACAGCAACCGCCTCGTCTACTGCGTGGCCGCCCGCTACAAGGGCGGCGACGTTGCGGACGCCTCGACCGTCGCGGGCACGGCCTACACCTTCGATGACGCCACCCCGCTGACCACGTTCACCAACAAGTCAGCCAACGCCGATGCGGTGGCTGGCAGGCCGGTGGGTGTTCTGGACGAGTACCTCCGGGGCGCGCTGCGGACGAACGACATCGTCTGGCTCGTCGTGAAGGGGCCGACCTCGATCCGCAAGGGCAGCGGCGCCTCCGTGGCGGCTGGCACCGGCGTCGAGATCGGCGTTTCTGGCACGGCCGGTCAGGTGATCCCGCTCAACACGGGCGTCAACGTCGGCAACTCGATTGCCGGGGCGGCCGTCACCGGCTCGCAGGGCACCCTCCTGCGGATCAACAAGACCTGCGATTTCATCTGATCGCAGGCCAGACGAAAGCGCGGAATCAGCCTGCGGCCGAACACCGCAGGCTGATTCACTTTCTGGAACATGGAAAACCGCACCTGTTCGATCTGCGGCGCGGATAAGCCCCTGACTCGCGAGCATTACCGCTGGCGGGAGCAGGACGGCCACGGGTACTTTACGGGCGAGTGCTTGGCTTGCATCGCCAAGGCTAAGAAGGCGAGCCGACTCAAGGCCAAGGCCAAGCGCAAGGCCGCGCTCGACAAGATCGAGGCTGCTGGGGTGGACATCTTCACAGCGTCCACCATCAACGGCGGATCGAACATCCCGCACACGGCGGAGTTAGTGGAGCGGGTGTTCCAATACTTCGGCGGCGTGGGTGGCTTCGGGGCCGTGCTGGTCAAGCAGTACTGGGACAGTCCCCCTGGCGGGTCTGCCCGGAATCGCCTGCTGGAAACCATGTGCAGGCTGGTCACCAAGAACGTCGATAGCGGCGGGGCCAAAAAGCCTTTGCAACTGTGGAGCGAAGAGGAACTGGAAGCCGAACTTCAACAGCGCCTGACCGAGGCGGTGTCAACATTCAAGGGGATCACCATCGATGCCACCGAAGAAGAAACCCGCCGGATCGAAGCGAAAGCGGCACCCCAAGGCAAAGCCGCCAGTGTTGCCGCCGCAGGGCGGGATGACGCAGTTCCAGCGGGACTCGATCAAGGAACTCCAGAGCGAACTGCGGGATCGGAAACTGGAGGCGCTGCGGCTGTATCGGCCGAATCCGAATCAGGAGGCGATCCACGCCTGCACGGCGAGTGAGATTCTGGTGATCGGCGGCAACCGATCCGGCAAGTCCCTCTCGACGTTCGTGGAGGATGCCCGTTGCGTTACGAACCAAGACCCCTACGGCAAGTACCCGAGCGAAGGGATTCTCGTCATCGTAGGCAAGGATTGGAAGCATATCGGCCTCGTCGTGGTGCCGATGCTGTTTCGCGCGGGCGCATTCAAAATCATCAAGGACGAGAACACCGGGGAGTGGCGCGCGTACAACCCCGCGACCGACGAGCATCGCAAGGCCGAGACAAAGCCAGCGCCGCCACTGATCCCGCCCCGGATGGTCAAGACCGCCAGTTGGGTGCTGAAGAGCGCCAACTACATGCAGTACTGCAAACTGCACACGGGGTGGGAGATTCACTTCTTCTCGTCCGAGGGCGAGCCCGTCCAGGGCTTTTCTTGCAACCGTGCCCACGTGGACGAGGACATCAATAATGAGAACTGGGTGCCGGAACTCCAGGCCCGTCTTGTTGACCGCAAGGGCGTCTTCACGTGGTCGGCTATGCCACACTCGACCAATAACGCTCTCTTGGGGCTAAAGGAGCGCGCCGACGCCAGCGAGCAGGCGCTGGGCGAGAAGTCCATCATCCGGCAGTTCAAACTGCGGATGCTCGACAACCCCTACCTCGATACAGCCGAGAAGGCAAAGAGTATCGAGCGGTGGGCAGCGCTGGGCGAAGACGTTCTCCGCATGCGCGCCGAGGGCGATTTTATCACCGACAGTGTGCTGGTGTACCCCAACTTCGACATGCGCATCCACGGCATGGAACGCAGCGAGTTGCCCAACTCCCAAGTCCCACGCGATTGGTGCCGGTATGCGGTGATCGACCCCGGCCACGCCGTCACGGCGGTGCTGTTCTGCGCCGTCCCGCCGAGCGAGGACTACTGGCTGGTCTATGACCAGTTGTACCTACGGCAGTGCAATGCCGAGGTCTTTGGTGAGGAGTTCTACAAGAAGGTGGTGGATTGGCACTTCCACGCCTTTCTCATCGACGCCCACGGCGGCCGGTTGCGGGATATCGGCTCCGGCCGCCTGCCGTCCGAGCAGTACACCGAGCAGTTGCTGAAGCGCGGCGTCCGCAGCCAGATCACCGGGGCGTCGTTCTTGGCGGGCTGCGATGACATCATCGCCCGCACCGAAAGCACCCGCACGGCCCTGCACATCCGGCCCACGGGCACTCCGATCCTCCGGGTGCTGCGGAACTCCTGCCCCGATCTGGAGCGCGAGATCAAGCGCTACCGCAAGTTGGTGAACTACGTTGCTGGGACGGCCATCGTGACAGACCGGCCGAACACCAAGGGCGAGGTTCACTTGTGCCAGTGCTTGGAGTACCTGTGCGCATATCGCCCACGTTATCACGCGCCGCCCGCGCAGAACGGCGAGGTCGAGCCGTGGTGGGTCAAGTGGCAGAAGGAGCGCAGAAAGCGGCTGGGGGAAGACGGGCCGGGCTTTGTATTCTTAGGGCCACAAGGAGGACGCACCATTGACACCCGTAACTAACTGGCAGATGCCGCGCCCAGAGGTCGGTGACATTGTCCTGTTTTCCAAGGACTACAAGAACTTCACCGATCCAGCGGTGGGTTTCGTCGCCAAAGAACCCGGTTCCTCGACCATAAGCATCCTGACGTTCACTTCATCGGGATATGCGATGGTGTACTCCAGTTGTCATCACAAGGGCGATCCGGCGCTCCTTGGCGATCACGGCTGGCAGGACTTGGGTGTGTGGGACTTTGCGCCCATCACCCGCACCATCCGCGAACTGACAGCGGAGCCAACCAGTGCAAGAAAGCCTGCCAAGTAGCAGTCCGCTGCGGCAGATCGTCACGACTTGGGTGAAGAAACTCAAGGCGGCTGAAAAGTACAAGAAGCCGTTCAGTGACGATGCCAAGGAAGCCAGCCAGTTCTTCGACGGCGAACACAACTGGATGTGGCGGGACGCCTATGCCCGTGGCGAGCGCGGGTACAACTCGTCCATCGCGCCACCCTCGTTCAGGATGCAACTGAACAAGGTGTTTGAGTTGGTGGAAATCTTCGCCAGCGTCATCTACCACCGTAACCCGGTGCGCACTGTGACGGTGATGCAGCCGCCGGAGTTTCCGCTGAAGCACGTGGGCCTCGACCAGCCCGCCGGGCCAGACGGCCAGCCTAGCCCGGAACAGATGCAGGTGATCCAAGCCGTGCAGGCGGAGCAGTCGCAGCGCGAGCAGATGAAGATGATCGCGAAACTGATGGAGTCCTACCTGAACTGGACGCCCGTCGAACTCGACCTCAAGCGGCAGGCCCGCAAGGTGGTGAACGAGGCGATGATCAAGGGGGCCGGGGTCTTCTGGACAGAGTTGGTCAGCGTCGAGGTATCGAGCGACGGCACCATTCCCCCAATGAAGTTGGTCGGCAGTTTCTATGACACCGTTGACAACTTGTTGATCGACCCCGACTTCGACAACGAGGACGATTCCCTTTGGTGTGCGCGGAAGTGCGTGCGCCCCATTGAAGAGGTGGCCGCTACCTTCGGGGTGCCGATTGAGCATCTCCGCAAGCACCACGACAACACCGATACCACGCTTCGCCGCGAGCCGAAGGGCAAGAAGAAGAAGGACACGACCAACGAACTGATCACCTTCTACAAGATTTGGTCGAAGTGCGGGATGGGCGACCGCTTCAAGGACGCGCCCAAGGGCAACCGGGGCGTGTTCGATCCGGTCGGCCAGTACTGCTATCTGGTGATCTGCGAGGGGGTCGAGTATCCCTTGAATCTCCCGCCGTCGCTGATGCAGGAGATTGTTGACCCGGAACTGGGCATCCCACCAGAAGTCATACCGCGCGTCAGTTGGCCGATTCCGTTCTTCGCGGACACCAACGGCTGGCCCTTCACGATGCTGGCCTTCCATCGCAAGCCCGGCTACGCATGGCCGGTCAGCCACATTCGCCCGGCGATTGGCGAGTTGAGGTTGTTGAACTGGTGCTTCTCGTTCCTCGCCACCCGGATCGCGACCTCCTGCGAAACCATCGTCGCCGTCCAGAAGGCAGCGGACGAAACGATCAAGGAGCAGTTGCTTGCGCCCTCAGAAGGCGGATTCAAGATTCTGGAGTTGAGCGAGTTGCTGGGCCGGAGGATCGAGGACATTGTCTCGATCTTCCAGATGCCGCAAGTAACAAAAGATTTGTGGGACATTATTTCAGCCATCTTGGACGAGTTCGCCAAAAGAACCGGCCTGTCAGAACTCGCCTATGGTTACACCAGAAGTTCCTTCAGATCGGCGGCAGAAGCCCAGATCAAGAACGAGAACATCAGTATCAGGCCCGACAACATGGCGAACGAGTTGGAGGACACGATGGCCCAACTCGCCAGACGGGAGGCGCTTGCCGCGCGGTGGCTGCTGGAGCCGCAGGACATTGCCCCGGTGCTTGGGCAGATGGGTGCGGCGGCATGGGCGCAGTACATCAACAAGCGCGACCTTGTCTCCCTGACGCGGGAACTGCTGTACCGCGTCGAGGCTGGCAGCGCACGGAAGCCCAACAAGGCTTCGCGCGTCGAGCAGATGCAGATGGCCGTCCAGACGCTGGGGCCGATCCTGTCGCAGTTGGCTGGCTCCGGCATGATCGATCCGTTCAATGCGCTCATGAAGGATTGGGCCGACTCGCTCGA